GCCGTCAGCCCGGTGAAATCCAAGGAGGGGACGGAGGTACAGATATTGCAGTCAAGGTAGGTAAGCGCCGTCAGCCCGGTGAAATCCAAAGAAGTAGCGGAGGTGCAGTTATAGCAGTCAAGGTAGGTAAGCGCCGTCAGCCCGGTGAAATCCAAGGAGGGGACGGGATTGTTGTAAAAGACTAACCCTGTAAGGCTGGAAAGTCCAGTCACGTTGAGAAACGTCAGGTTCGCTTCCGATACGTCAAGAAACCCTGTTCCGTTCCCTGCGAATGACACGGTATATAGCCCAAGACTTCCATAAGTATAGGCATAGGTCGGACCGTCGTCGGTAGGTCCGCCTGTGGCGAGGGGTTCCAGCATCGGTATGCTTCCGTCTCCGGGGTCAAAAACAATGACGGGAAGGTTGTTCTGGGTAAATCCAAAATCACCAGTAAAATAGACAGGAATCCTGTAGCCGAACCCGAAGCTTGTGGAGCCCAACCCTATGATAAAACTGAACTGCTGGGCATTAGGCCATGTTGAATTCTGCCATTGCCCCAAGGTCGGGTTCCAGATGTAAAGCCCCGGCAGAACTCCTGTAGTAAGCAGCGCTTGTTGACCTTCCACGCCGAGGTCGGGCAGGGAGGTGACGATGGACAACGGTCCCACAGTCTCGTTCGTCGGTGCAGCCGCCACGATACCGTTGTCCAGCCAGTATTGCACGGTCAAAGGGGGGACTTGTATGTCCCCGAGATAATCTTGGCTACGGTAGAGGTGGGCTATTCCCCCGTCTTCATTGGGGTCGAAAGACAGGATGTCGTTAACCAAGACATACTGCTGCACAGGCGTCTGGTACACGGTGTCGAACCGTATAGCATTAAACGGTTTGAGAACTTGATAATTGGGCAAGTTAGTGCTCTTTCAATTCCAAAATGTTGTGGACGACTACCCCGGCATACAGAGCGTCAAGGACCCCCAGCGCCCATGCCGCTGCCATCGGATACCCGCAAAGGAGAATCCCGGCTCCCAAGGCGGCACACAGTCCCTTGGCGGCAACAATCCCCCCGTTGGTCCCGAGCCGCTTGATAATCAAACCCGTGACAGGGTCCCCCTCTTTTAATCCCGGAGTGGACAGGGCAAGCTTGGTAGTGATGCCATCCCCCGCCTGCAAGGCAAAGTAAGTTATGAATAACAAATAAGAAAGGCCCACAATATCCTCCATTTATAGAATCAGAAAGTTAGTTGTTTTGCCATCAAGTTCCCACCGGAATCACCACAATAAGATACGGTCCGTTTATGGGAGGGGTGTCATTTCCAATAGCGGCATCCTGAAAAGGAAAGGACGGAACATTGCCCTGCCCGGCAGAGAAGCATCGGGAGTTGGTGGTAAAAGTGGCAGAGTATAACTGGGTATAAAAGGATGGGGAGATGTTATGGGTGGTGCTCGAATCCAAGATGTCGTCCATGACCAGCACCACGGAGCTACTGCTGACGTTTATGACCGGGGTGTTACCATTCGTGTCTAAGTTTCCATAAGATACGGCTGGCGTGCCAGCGCCAGCTATCTCGCTAAGAACGAACCACCCCTTGTAGTAGGGGCCAGTGGGGATGCTCACGGTAAGGCTGGCGCTGTCCCCCGCCTGTGCCGTTCTCGTCCACACTAGCGCCCGATTGTTGTTGTATCCAACTGTCGGAAAAGTCTCATCTAGTATACTGGTGTATCCCGGCATGTCATAGACGGGATGCCCACTACTTATATCCGTCCCAAGGCTTTCAAGGACCATAAGGCTTCCGGGGGCGGGGGCGGAAGGGAGGGTAATGGTGAAGGAGTTGTGGCCCATCGCCGTCACTACATCAATAGACTATGCCAAACCTACGATGGTTATCAGCACATTCTCCGTGGTTACGATGTTCCCCGAGGAGTCGTATGCTATGCATGTTACTACCGTACTTACTGAAAAACCATCCACAAATTCGTAAATTCCTGAACCGTTAGTGTTTATCAGGGTGGGAGCGCCCTCGATACTCACCGCTGCCACATTGTTGCTACTCCACAGGATATAGACCGGTGTACCCGCTGTGGTGGTGGAAGGCACCGCCGTAAAAGTAGCCCACGCCGGAAGAGAGGTATCTCCCTCAGTACTGTAAGAAGCAAAGAGAGCAAATCCCGGCAAATCAAACAGTTCCGTGCCCCTCTGGCTCAAAACAAGTTGGATGAGGTTGATGTTTGATGAGTTGTAGGTGGTATCCCCACTATACGCTGCCGTGATGAGGTGAGTGCCCGTGGACAGGGTGGAGATGGGTCCGTAAGAGGTTGCCCCGGCAACCAAAGAGAGCGTCTGCGGGGGGAAGCCACTCAGGCTGTCGGTCAACGTAATCGTTCCCGTAGGTGTCCCGGATGACCCGGTCACTGTGATGTTAAAAGTGACCGCATCTCCGTACCGGGAAGGGTTTTCCGTGCTAAGAAGGGTGAGAGTGGGGACCGCCTTGGACTCCACGTTTTGGGTCAAAAAATTACTGCTACCAGCAAAGCTGTAGCTTCCAAAGGAGTACTGGTCCACGGTCTGTCCGACCGTCTGCACCCCTGAATTGTAGTTTACATCCCCGCTGTAAGTGGCGGTGATGGTGTGGGAGTTGACGGTAAGAATGCTATCGGTAAATAGGGCCGCTCCACTGGCGAGCGTCACCATCCCCATGGTCCCATCCAGATTGGATGAGAAGGTCACCGTGCCTGTGGGCGTTCCGGCACCGCCGCTTATCGTGACGACAAACTGCACCGTCTCTCCCGAATAAGAAGTGGACGGGGTATTGACTAGCAGGATTGTGGGGGTAGAGGGCATTAGGCACCTCCCCCGTATGTTGCTGTGATGGTGTGATAGTCAATGGCAAGAGCGGTAGTGCTATAGGATGTCGCTCCACTCGATAGGGGAAGAGTCTGAGGGGAGAAACTACCCACGTCGTCGGTCAATACCACATTGCCCAAGGGGTATCCGGCTCCCCCGAAAACTTGCACCACCACGTAAGGAACTTCCGTGCCTGAACCCACACTGATATTTGCCGTAACCGCAGAGTTGGGAACCATGCCAAGGTAAGCGGCGGAGTCGGCGTTCAACCATAGAGGTTTAGCATATCCACTGGGTAACCAATTGGTTAAATTACCCCAGCCTGCGGTACGGAAGAAACAGACAATTGCCAGTCCCGGACCTCCGGGCAAAACCGGAGTGGTGAGCAGGCTGTTACCGGGGCTGACATAGGTGCTGACCACGGTGCCTGCCGCCGCCCATATGACGGGTGTTCCGGCAAGTTCAATCATGTAATAGTCGTTGGCTGCGCCGTTATCATTGCTATCCGGCTTCGTGAAAGTCCACACCTTACCGTCATCTGATTCTACGATGTGCGTCCCCACCGTGGCGTTGGCATTACCGTTCCAAAAACTGCCGAGACAATCAAACTCCACAGGTAAGACGGAGGGGGAGTTTCCGTGGTTCACTCCTCCGATAGCCAGCATGATGTTGCCTATCGTGGGGAAATTCGACAAGGTTACCGTGACGGTTGTATCCCCGCCGTTGCTACTGGAGGATTGCACGACTGCGGGGGCAACGGGAGCAACCGTTATGTCGAATTCAACGTTATCTCCGAAAAACGATGGGTTGAGGGTGCTGCTGACGGCGGTTGTAGAGTTGAAATCCAAGCTGCTTTCAACCTGTTGTTCAAGGGTCGAAGACATGGGAGCGTAGGTACCGTCTCCACTATAAGCCGCCGTTATGCTATGAGCGCCTGCGGTGAGTGAGCTTACTACACAAGAGGCTATACCATTCACCAGAGGAAGGCTGCTTCCAAGCACAGTGCTGGTAGTCGTATCCGTTACCGTCACCGTCCCCGTGGGGATGGAAGTGGGGCTTCCTATGGCATTGATGGAGATAAGCAACGGGGTAGAAGCAACCGAAGGGTTGGGGTTGGAGGATATGATAACTGACGGCAAAGCGACGGGTCCTGCTACGATGGCATTCCACGCCGGGGTGGAAACCCATGTCGCTGTTCCAGTGACCGTGTTGGGTGGAGGACTGCCAGCGGCGGAGAGGAATGCGGCATAGGCGTAGTTAGCGGGACTGCCGGTGTGGGTGGAATCCCCAAATTGATGTTGCAGCGTGTAGCCAGCGGGGAGGAACCCGCTTCCCGTTACTTGCTGGTCCCACACGAATGCCACTAAAGCCAAACTGGGACTGAGGACGGGGAAACTCGCCGTCATCGTACCGGTGGTGCTGGGAGTGGGGTTGGCTTGTCCACTGTGATAAGTCAAAGTGGGCTGCCCGGTAATCTCTACCAGAATTCCATCTTGTACAGCGGTGTAAACTTCACTGTCACCACCGATGTAAAAGTTATAAGTCTTGCCATCTCCAGCTTGAGCAACCCTTGTGAAAGCCGCCCCGCCATAGGTAGACTCATCGAATCCATTGAAATAGTTCCAATTGCCGGGACCGAGGACGTTAAGAATACCATTGCCGCTGCCCACTGTGAAGAACAGCATGGTGTTACCGGGGGTAGGGGTATTGGGGAAACTGGTATTCCAACTCGCTATGGGTCCATCATTGCGAGAGTAACCCACCTGCACGATTTGTGGCGCTTGTAAGGGCATTAGAGAGCCTCCCCATATTGGAACGGTGGGCTAGGCATGTGGTGGATGACCTGTATCACCCCTTGCAGGTTGAATGGCCGGTTGGCGAACAGCAGGTACCGATTGTTTACGGCGTCGTAAGAGGCATTTTGAATCACCAGCGGTATGCCATCCACGTAAACCTCCACATCCACCGTGGGGTCAAACTCTACCGGTGGGCTGGTAGGCTTAATAAGCGGACCGATGTAGTTGCCCAACAGGAGTTGGATGCGGTTCGGATAGGGCGCATTGGTAACGGCGGTCAGCATTATTCCCCACTCTTAAGGAACTTCAAAAACTCCTCGTATCCTTCTTCGGAAGCATACTTCTCAATCATGCTCATCTCCAAGCTTGTGCGCTTGCGGAGTAGTTTCTTCCACCACTCACCGGGTATCTTCTCCTGCAATCGCTCTAACCACCGTCTCGGTAGGTTGGGCTTCTTCCTTTGCTGGAGCTTCTTCTCCTCTTGCTTGATAAGGTCGTTAAGGTCCGGCTGTTTCTTGGGAGCGGGGGCTGGCGGCGGTGTAACATTTGTGGCCTTTTCATCCCGTTTGACTACCTGCTGCTTGGGTGGTTGCGGAGGCTTGGGGGCCGGTCCCTTCGGCTTTGGCTCCATGGGCTTGGGAGCCGTGGGTTTGTTCAACGGCGGCAAGGCGGGCGGTTGCTCCCCCTTACCCCTCTCCAACTTCTCTGTCTCTTCCTCCAGAAGGTCGTCAATCATCTCCTTCTGCTTGTCGGGGTCTGTGGTCTTCACAATCTGGTCAATTTCTTTGCGCTTGCGCATCTCTTCCTGACGCTCTTCCAGCCGAATGCCCTTCTCAGTTGGGATTTCCTCCTCCAACCGCTTCTTGTTAAGCTCCACCTGCCGCTTGCGCACAATGTTCTGGATGTTGTGCTGAATAGCGGGCAGGATGCGCTCGAAGACCGTCTTGACATGCTTGCAGATAACGAAGTTGCCCCGGAGGTCTAACCGTTCTGTGGGGGCTTGTAGAAGAGGCCGGGGCTGCCCATGCAGACCGTCCCGCTGGTGGAGATTCCATTGTGCGCCCCAATACAGGAATGCCGGGCAGGAGCAGGAGACCCGGACATCAATCTGCCTTGCATCCTGTGTTTTTTCCACCTGACTTAAATCGAACTGGACTTGCACGTCGTGTCCCTTGGGGTCGGAATAATTCTCGTGGCAGGTGACCTTGTAGGCAAGGTAAAGCTCCTTGGGTTTGGAACTGATGGGCTTGACCTCGCACCCGGCCCGGCGCTTGACGGAAAAAGCATTGGTCTGCCGGATGAGTTCCGGGAGGGAGATAGCTACCTTGGTGAAAGGTGGAGAAGTGAGGGATATGGGGATGCTAATCCATGTGCCTTGTTTGACTTGCCATGGGTTATATCCTCCCAGAATCATCCTGCTGAGCATCTGCTGGAAGTCTGGGGTCCAGTCTGGTGCGAGATTTTGCACTTGCGCTAAAGCCATAGACTCCCTCATCTATGAACTGAAAAGCCTTATGAATTTCTCTTACGTTTTCCCCGCATTAAGGAACGAGAGATTTCGGTGTGTTTCTTACCAAAAAACGGGTTACTTTTACCGGACATTTTTTGACGAATTTTTTCCTTTGTTGTTTCACTACAGGGAATCCCCCTCCTCCCTTTACTAATTTTTCGGCATGTCTCTAAGGTTGGTTTTCTTCCAAGACTAGCTTGACGTAGCTTTTCTATGGTTTCCAGCGTAAATTTCCGACTACTATTCCACTCTCTCAATGCCTGTTTTCGTTCTTTGGTCCACGCTTTTGACATTTTTAATCTGGTCTCAAGGGTGTGACTGCCGGTGTGTCCCTCCCCTCCGCTACAAAGATTATATCCTATATCCGGGTAGTGAGACCCGAGAGCTTTTATAAGAAATCGTTCCCAATAACAAAGTTCTTCATTGGTTTGTAAATCAGAAATTACGGGGTGAATGCTCCATACAGAAGAGGGACATTTCCACATAGCTGAAAAAAGGTGGGACCCTCCTCGATAATTTCCTTTGATAGCATCGCTAATTTTTCTTCTTAAATAAGAGTTTAAGTTAGAACCGATGGTTTTGCCAACGTAGATTTTAAGAGTTTCTTGATTAACTATGATGTAAACAAACATTTGAAAAATCCCCTATAAAGCCTTTAGGTAGTTCAAAAGTTACGGGGATTAAGAGGGGGAAAGCTGGCTTTCCGTAGCTTCCTGCGGAGGGGCTTCATCAACGGGTGTTGACTCCACTCGTTTACGGCGCTTGAACGCTTTCTCGGTGGGAGGTTCCTCTTGAGGCAACGGGAGATGAGGAAGATTCTCCATAACATCCTTAGCGACCTTCTCCGCTGCGGCGGAAGAGATAAGCGCCATGCCTTCCACTTTACCGGCAGGTATCTTGACTTCCAAGAGGAACTTGCTTTTCAGAAAAGCCTCAATGACCAACGGAGCGACCTTGATGACCTTCTCAAATTTGCCGTTCCGAAAAACCGTGAGAGAGTTTCCATGCTTGGGGTCATAGGATAGCTGGTCCCCCGGTCGCACATAGAACTTGTAACCCTCAAAGTTTATCGTACTATTTGCCACAAAACTCTTCATTTTTCACACCCCCGTTAATGGGTCAGATAGCGTACTCCTGCTTGATTTCCTTAATTTCCTTCCGATTCCCGGCAATGAACTTAATCAACCCCTCGGCATACTTGGTCTGCCGTTCGTCCCCGGAAAGGGCCTCATAATCAGCCTTGGTCTGAGTGATTTGTCGTTGCAGGTCCGCAACCCGTTTCTTTGCTTTCGCCAATGCTGTTTCTTCATCAACGCTGGGAACACGTAGATACGGGTCGTAATCGTTCACCCCCTCGAAGCCATCAGGCAGAATGACGCAGGTTTCCAAGTCGGTGTCAAACTGTAGCCTAAGATATTCACCGTCAATAAGGTAACGGCCTACAAGTTCATCAACCTTGTCGTAAGGAAGCTTGCTTTGACGGGCAAAGGAATGAAGGTTAGACTCCAAATCCTCATCGTCCGGGCAGTAAAGTGAAACCGTGAATCGGGGCATAGACTCCTCCGTAGGATAATACTGAGTTTCGGAGGAAAGGTGGGCTAAAAAGAGAACGGCGGGGGTCCCGAAAGACCCCCGCCGTGGAGTTGTACAATCAGAGGGGCGATTAGTTCTCGCCGATGTTCTGACCGGTGATGAAGGACTCGTACCGACCATTGACGGTAAGCCGTTGAACTCCCGAAGGATTGAAGACTAAAAATCCGAGATTCTCAAAAATCGAAAACCCGATTTGCCTCAAATCCGGGCGGTCTGCCGACATAACGGTGAGCGGGATACGCTCCGGGATGACGCCCAAGAACTCGGCATCAGCGAGAATGTATACGCAGCCGTAGCCGACTTTACGGGACTGGAGGAGTGTAGCCCCCCACAGGTAGCCCATGACGCCGGTCTTGAGTAGCTTACGCTGCGTCTCACGGTCGATATTTTGCTGCGTCCACTTCAACAGGTCCGTGTAGTCACGGGGGTTGAAGAAACAGAACGCAACCGACAGGTCATGCCGCTGCACCTGTCCGAATCCATCAGCCATGGAGTTGATGTCAATGGGAGCGCTGATGGCGATGTCCCCATTGTAGACTGGGTCAAACAGGCCCGAGCCTGCCTTGGCAACGTTGTCGGCAGCCACTTGCGTGTTGGCTGCGGCGGCAACTGCGTCGAACAATCCGAAAACGTATCCGTCTTCGGCTGCGCCGACTTCCGCCTTGGCGAGGTTCAGAGAACGAGCGACCAAGTCGAACCGACGTTCCTTAATCTGGGTGATGGGAATCATCGGGTTGCTGACGATTTCAAAGGTCGGAACGGTGACCCGCTTGGGCTTGGTGACCCGAACGATGTCTCCGCCTTCCTCACCAACGACGAAGGCTTCAACAAATGACCCACCCGGTGTGCTGGACACCGTCTGTGCCATGATGTCAAATTCCTTGTCATAGATGGGGAGTGCGCCGTCCGGTAGCGTTTCGACCATAAGAGCCTTGCGAGCAATGCTCATATAGTCACGACGCCGACGAAGGGACGGTCCGAGGCTAGCGGCAAGCTTTTGGCGTCCGCCAGCGGTCTTGAGAAGCTGACCCAACATAGCAGTCTGCTGTTGGGTACGGGAAAGATTTGCCATTTGAATTACCTCTTTTTCCTGTTCCTTGCCTAATCGGTGGGGTAGCCTAAGCTACCTTCCAATTAGAGCAGACTTGCTACGCCCAGCCACGGCTCCTGAGTGCTGGGGACGTGAGTGCAGATGCCGACCGGGATGTAGCCGTTCGTTCCGCCAGTGGTGCCAGAGTGTGCCTTATCGGTGTAAAGTCCAACGTTACTCGTGGAATTTCCACCGCAGTACACATAAGCACCGGCGACAAACGCTACGCCAGCCTGCGTGTCATACGACTCTTGGTTGATGTTGCCCTGCCAGAGACCACGAACCACTGGGGCCTTCTTGCTGCCCGCAGGTCCAATGGCACCGGAGAATTCACCGGGGCCGTTGATGAGGGCGGCGAACGGAACATTGCCCGCTGCTACTGTGGTTGTGGCGTTGGAGGTATACTGCCTGTCACCGGGGTTGAACGGACCCGTTCCAATGATGCCCGCAGTTGCAGTCTCGGTGCTGCCGAGAGTGCTGTCTACGTTACAAGGAACGATGACCGTTTCCACGTTGGAGGCGTTCTGGGGGTTTCCTGCGATAGCCATGATACGACCTGACAGATACCCTGCGTTAATCAGGGTGGTCTGGTCAGTTCCGGGGTCTCCGGTGAGGAGAACGTCGGGCGTAGCATTAACGCTATCGTTTTGACCGTAATAGACTAATTTAAGTCCCATAAGTTCTTTCCTTTGTTGAACTTAGGAGATTTTTGTCTCCATGTAGAAGGTTGGATTAACCTGTATACCCAATCCTCTGTCTAGGAGTAGACTCGGGACTATAGGAAAACAGGCTGCTTCATACATTTAAAGGAGTTGATAGCAAAGATATTATTTTACCGACATTTGTCGATAAAATAACAGCTTGGCCATAAAACACAACTATCCACTCCTTCATAAAGAGGGGATGGTAAAATGCAAATCTACTTGGTGACTAATCTTGTTAACAACAAGATGTACGTCGGACAAACAATTCAGAGCGTAGAAAGGCGATGGCGGAAACACCTTAGCAACGCTAGGATGGGGCAACAAGACCGTCTCTATCAGGCCATCCGCAAATATGGACCAGAGGCATTTATAGCAGAGGGCCTAACCCGATGTAATAGCCTGGAACAGATGAACAACCTGGAGAAGCTCTGGATTGCCTTGCTTGGGACTTACGATTACGAATCAGGATACAATATGACGCCTGGAGGAGACGGACGCCCCGTACTTTGCACAGAAGAAACAAGAAAAAAGATAAGTAAAACACGCAAGGGCCAACCTTGCCCGCAATCAACGAAAGAGGCGGTTGGTAAACGGCATAAGGGGAAACCCAAGCCCATATCTCAACGGCAGAAGATGGCTGCCCACTGGAACACTGAAACTGAACAGGGTAGAAACCGACGTTCAAAACAAGCGGATGTTGCCCGCCAAGTTAACGCTATCGAAAATGTCAAACTTAAGGACTACACCTGTCCCACCTGTAAGAAAGAGTTTAAACAGGTGACAAAGGGAGCATATGGCGGTCATCGCAAGGCGTGTCTGTTTTGGAATATTCCCTATGAGGGTACTGTTATCGAATAAGGCAGGACGCCCGAAACTACTGTTAATGGCGGCTCCGGGCGCATGGTGGAAGGACTCATAAAAACTAACCCCCGGCGAGTGATAACTGCCGGGGGTGGGGTTGCACCTGCGAAATTAGTCATTCGGGATACCGTCGTTGGGTCCGAACATCGCATCGCCAATGTTGATTGCCTTTGGCGTGGAGGCGTCGGAAGCCATCACCGGCTTAATTTTCTTAAGCGTCGGCTTGGCGGCGGGCTTGGCGGCTGCCTTGGGAGCGGCTGCCTTACCTTGGGACTGAGGAGTCTGTCCGGGGGCGGGTTCCTTCAAAGCGGGAACGGCGTCCTGCGGAGTACGGACGGGACCAGTGCCAGTAGAGTTTTCCTTGAACTCCTGCGGCTCGGGGGCGGCGTCAGTGATGACTTCGGCCCACAGGTCGTCCTTGTGGTCTTCCTCGTTGTTACGGCTATCGGCGGAAGTTTCCTTCTGCTCGAAGTGCTTAGCGGCGGTTCCGTCGTAGGCCGGGATGACTTCCATACCCGCCACGGAGGCGGCGGTACGGACCTGACCAAGGAGGGTTGCCAACGGGTCGTCATCGGCACCTTGACGGCTGAACATGGAGGCTACGACATCCCCGAATTCCTGAATGCCGTTGTTGTCCAGAGCAGCTTCCATGGTAGAGGCGGCGGACGGCGAGAAGAAGTCAGCACCGGAGTTGTCACCTTCGTTGGCGAGGGCGGAGGTCTTCTCCTCCATGTTGTCCTCGTTAAAGATGTTCTCAAGGTTGAGTTCCTGTTCGGCACCTTCGCCTTCGAGGTTCTCTCCTTCACCTTCAACGGACTGCCCCTCGCCTTCGAGAGTCTCACCCACTTGCTCAAGTTCCTCACCTTCGGTTTCAAGGACGCCCTCGGGCACGTCTTCTCCCTCGGTCTCTTCTTGAGCAACCGCTTCCTCAAGCTCGTGGATTTCGGTTACAAGTTCCTGTGCCTTTTCGCCGAGGTCCTTAATCTTCTCCTCGGTCACCATCTCACCAGCACCGGCTGCATCACCCATCGGTCCCTCGGGCGGCAGTCCACCTTCGGCGGGTGGCATTTCACCTTCCACCGGAGGCATATCAGCGGGCGGCATCTCGCCTTCCACGGGTGCTGCATCCATGGGGGGCGCTGTATCTACTGGAGGTGCGGCGGGCGGAGCGGCGGGGGCTGCCGGGGCGGCTGCCTCGGGTCCGGGATACGCCTTCTTACTCTTAACGGCGGCTGCCTTGGCGGCGGTACACTTGGCGCACATCTTACCACCCTTGCAGTTCGGGCAAGTGGCTGTCTTGGCGGCTGCCTTGGGCGCTCCATCTCCACCTTCGGCCTTGGATGCACCTTCCGATAGATTCACCGTGTCTCCGGGGCGCTCACCAGCACCGGGACGCTCGGCTGCTTTACCGGCATCGACTTCCTTCGGCTCCGAGGCGGTACCACCACCATGACCACGCCCGTCATTATAGGTCGGGGTCTGCGGTCCGGCATCCTGCCGGTCATCCGCTTTCTTGGCGGAGGCATTAACGGCCTCACCCTTGATTTCGGACTTCACGGCGCTCTTCTCTGCCGCCAAGTCACCGGGCTTATCAGCCTTCTCGGTGTCGTTCATTTCGTCCCTGTGGACTTCCTTGAGCGTACCGAGGTCAGCAAGCCGGGTATAGTGGGCGTTGACGGCGGTCTGCTTGAGAGCAGCCTTCAAAGCGCTCGTCTTGTTGGCGAGCAGGCTTTGAGCAAACGCTTTCTGGGCTTCCACCGGAGCAGTGGGCAGCATCGTCTTGGCGATAGTCCAAGCAGCAGCCACACGAGTCTTGGCTTCCCGCTTGATAGCGTCCTTATCCGCCTTGACAGCGGCGATGGATTCCTTCATTGAAACCTTAGTGTCTTTTGCCATAATCTTTCCCCTCTCGGAGTTAGGGCTGTTGCTGCCCTTCTTATCAGGTATTTGATAGTTCTGTTTTTTGCTCGCCATCATGGGTTGGGCGGGAGCGGGCGGTGGTTCCGGGGGTACCCCAGTGGTTCCCTCGGGGGTTTGCGGTGGTTCGGCGGGTATCTCAGCGGGTGGTTCTGCCATGGGTGCCTCAGCGGGTGATACTGGTGCTTCGGCGAGAGGGGGTTCTGCGGGTGGTTCTGCCTCGGGGGTTAGGCCGGGGCCGGGAGGAGTGGTATTTCCCAGCTTATCCCCGGTAGCGATATCTCCGAGGGTCTGGTCCAGTCCATCCAACTCACTCTTGAGTTCAGGAGACCAAGGACCTTGCTTGAAGCGTTCCCAAGCGTTCAGGAACTCTACTTTCTCCTTCATGCCTTGGATATCCTTCTCGATTTCCTTACGCTTTTCAGCGAGATAATCGAAAGTCTTCCCACCCTCACCCTCGGGAAGAGTCATATCCAAGTTCTTGATTTCATTGTCCAAAGCGCCAAGCTCTGCAACCTTGCGCCTATATACGGAGATGAGTGGATTTATTACCATTAGCGTAGGTTCCTTCCGTCGTCCCGAGAGAGGAGAAGCTCTCCCACATTAAGACCTTCATAGTTGCCATTTTCTGAGGCTGCTTTAGCAAAAACTGCTTTCTCGGACCCACGAATATGGTTGGTATACTTGGTAGCGGGGCCAAGCCACTCGTTGGAGACTATCGACCGCTTGACAGCGCCGGGAAACGCTGGAGTTTGTACCCAAGAAGCCTCTACGAATTTCACACCTCCCCCCGGAAGGTATTTATGTCCGCAAAGTTCTGCTACACGGCGTGGAATGCCGTTATCATCCGGCATAAAACTGCCCTTATTGAACTGGAGGTGATGACAATAATTGCTGGAGTCGGTCACATGCTGACCACAGAAAGAGCAGATTACAAGGTCGGTAACACACCCCATGGATAGGTACTTGACTCTTTCAGACCTAATATCATTGGCAAGCTTTTCATGCTTAAGGTCAGTAGCCACGAGTATGTCTACAAAATATATATCATCCTGTGGGTCTTGAGTCAGATGTATCTTGCGGAGGACCGAATCAATAATATGACCCTTGGCATACTTACTGTTTTGAAAATGTTCCACAAAGTTAAAGGCACCCACAAAGGTTTTGTAGGACAACTTCAGTGTTTCTGGACCCCAAGCATCGTCATTGTTATTTACAAAAGCCGCACTAGCAGTCCTAATCAACCAATCCTCCGGTTCTTTTTCTAAAGCAACTGATGCCATGATTGTACAGTGTGACAAAAGATAGCGGGTCTGACTTGCTGCGGTTTTGCAGAACGGATGACTTTGGTCTACATTGTAACCACGAAACGCACTACTCCCATGCATCTTCTCCCAATCGCTAAAGCTAAGAAGAGGTTCGGCAAGCTCCGCATTGGCAAACTTCTTAAATGACATGTTCCCCTATACAGAGGTTTCAATAGCAATGACTTTTAACTGAAACCTTCCCGCTCGTCGTAAATAAGAGATAAACTCATCATATGTCTTGTCTTTTTTCATGTAGTTACAGTCCTTGCAAGCTGGGAGGACATTACCTGGAATATACCCCAGTGAATTATCTTTACGGTCTACACCGTTGCAGATGTAACCGCCATTATAGCGCTTGGAGCCCCTTCTTTCTGATGGTGGACTCCCGCAATAGTGACATGGTTGTTGAGTAATCTCGAAAAACTCGTCATTACTCAGTCCCCATTCATAGCCTCGCCTCTTTGCTGCTGCCTGATAAGTAGCCAGCAAGTGGTTACGCATACAGAGACCCAGCTCCAGTTTGCGGCTGTCAGTTCGCCAGCACCCACAACTCTTAGTCCTTCCCATAACCAAAGCATTGGTCCGTACAATAACCTCTTTTCCACAATCACAGACTGTTAGCCACCTTTTGACCGCTCGCTGACTTGGGTCAAAATCGTAAAAGCGAATAACGGTTAGGCGATTGAATTTATGCCCTAATAAATCTGACTCTAGCTGCCTGTTTTTCTTCTCCCGGAGTAACGCCATAGTTTCCCTGGCTCGTTCCCGAGACAAACATCCGCAGCTTTGGGCACCTTTCCCACGAAGGTTGGCACTAAGGTTGACCGTCTCATTCCCACAATCACACCTACAGACCCACCTTGCCTGCCCACCTTTATGGTTGGGAGCCCCCTCAACAACAATCAATCGTCCAAACCGCTGACCTATCAGATTTATTTTTCTCATACCTAATAAACCCATAGTCATAAAACCTAATTAAACCCATTCATTACTTACTAAAGAACACCCCGCAATTCATACATTCCACGAGGTTTACTCCCTCAGCCTCAGAATCTTCCACGGGTTTGGTTTTGTCACACTTACAGTGGGGGCAAACGAGATTACCTTCCTCTATCGGAACGGAAACCTTGGCCCCGGCCTGCTTGGATACCATTTTGTCCAGAAGGAAATTCTTTACTTCCGGTTCAAGGCTATCAAGGTCGCCGTCACGGTCCATCTGCATTACCATGCTGTGATAGGCATAGCGTTCCTTGGGGTTGGCTCGAAGTGCCTGCTCCAACTGCTGAATAGCTGCTTTACTTTCTCCCGTCTGAGCAAACACAATACCTAGAAGAAAGTTAGCCTTCCCGTTATAGGGATTATGTACAAGGGATTGAGTGAGGAAATTACGGGCTACATCCCAGTTACCTTGTTTAGCGGCGTCTGCTCCATCGTCATAATATTTCTTTGCAAGATTCGGGTCCCAATCCTTCCCCGCCGCCATGTGCGGAGTAGCATCCCACGCTTCCCGGATTTGCTGGTCTCGTTCGGAAACATGAGCGGGACCTTCCCACGCCTTTTCAATCTGCGTCTTTCTTTCCAGTTCCGGCAGGGTGACATTCACTTTCTGCTTGATTTCCTTGGGGAGAGAATCCCATGTAAAGTGGCTCCAGTACTTGTCGATTCCTAGTTTGTCGGCTACATTACGACGCTCGGTGTTCTGAGTACTTCTCCACCATCCCTCAGCATCGGCGGCAATCTTGGAACTCTTGATGCCAAGAGACTTCATGAAATCCTTATCTCCCTTAGTGGGCCTGAATGGTTTAGCACGAGTCACATCCTCATAACCTTCCGGGCCGAACGGAGTGTCCCAGTGAGAATAACCAAAGTGCCTGCGCATAAGCCCCTCGGCTCCATGAAGAGAGGGTTTGCTATACTTGTTGCCCATGGCAATATCCGTGCGATTCAGTTCATCACTCGTGACACCGCACAACTTGCATTTAAGGGTAACATGTGGTACACCCGGACCTGCAAATGCAGGCCGACCGACAATTACGGGAGATTCTGTGGTCTCAGGAACCCCGGCTGCTTCCAGTAACTCAACGTCACCGGGTTCGATATAGTCAGCCAACTCCTGTAACTCAAGCAACTCACTTGTGCTTATGCGTTCGGCTCTAAGTTCACCTCTCAGATACTCCAAACGGTCCTTTACTGAATCGTTGGCTTTTGTACCGCCAAGGGGTTTGCCATAGAGCGTACCCATGTCGGTAACTTCACCTTCTGGTTCATCCTCCTCACCCACACCTGCTCCCTTCTTAAGGGGTCTCGGCGGTTTGGTGCTCTCATCAACTAGAGTGGGGTCAAGATGCTTGCGAAGCTCGGTCCTCGGCGGCAACATATCGGTGCTGTCATATATCTTCACCTCCGAGTCCAAGGCGGACATCTTATCCTGCACCTTCTCCGCCACATCCTCCATCTCCGCTCTATTAACCTGTGGGTTATCCTTGGCGAGGTCGTTAACTACTTGCTTAACCTGCTGCTGTTCGGTTCCCGTGGGCTTTGCCTGTTGCTGGTCCGGCGCTGACGATGGGAGTGCCTTACTGTTTGTCTGTGGGTTTGTCTGAGCGGGCTTCGGTGGTGTAGGAGCCGTCCACCGGGGCTGATTGGGGTCATTCTGCACGGGAGCGCCGGGTGCTCCTCCAATAGGAGTACCTGTGCCAAAGGATTTCTCCGTGGCGGTCTTGAAGCCGTCCTCTTCACCTTCTTTGAAAAACGTCGCTGTCTCCGGGTCGGGCGGCTG